GTAGTAAATGCCTTTTAATAAATTTAATTTTCAATGATGTCAAATTCACATGTGCGAGGAAAGGACTATCTCGAAAACGTTACCGAGTGCGTTGAAACCATTTTATACAAAGGATGATGCTGCTTATTTGAAACGGAAGTTTGTGTGGAATGAGAGGTTGCAACAGTACCTGGCACCCATAGAAGAAGCTTCGCTCCAGAAACCTTTACATAATTATATGAAGAGGAAGAAAAGTCTGGAAAGCTTAGAAAGTCTGAGTGGAAATGCTATTGATAATTGCATCAATGAATATTTCCGCATGGGTGAGGAGATCTATACTCGGAGATCTCTAGAACTACTGGAGGTAGTTAAAAGGCATGATTTATGGAAGAATTGTTCCCGAATTGTAGAAGGGAGATTTCCAACATATTCTGAATTGTGCACCGAGTATCTTAAGAAGATTGAAGAAAAACATTCTCTTAAGAGAGCTTCCGAACTATCGTTTGGAAAATCTGAGGCTGAGGCAGATGAACCTCGCAATATCGCGTCTAATGAAATGAAGTCTACCAATAACGAGGAAAAGACTATCAAAAACGTTACGGACGCATCGATCCTGGATCTTGCCAAGTTCCAGGGTCAAACGAGTGACTCATTGAGAGAGATCACTCCAGAAGGAACAGCTGAAAAATTAGGTGTTACCTTCTCAGAGAATAAACACGTATCGTCAGAAATTGTTACTTTTGACGATATTGTGTCGCAGAATGCCTATGACATATCAAGTGATCTTGATCCTACTTTTAGTATGCAAGATTCAAATGATGATAATTTGGCTAACTTCTTTGCACGTCCTATTAAAGTATATCAGACGGACATAGAAGTTAACACGGCTCTGAAAGTGGGTTTTAATCCGTGGACTGTGTTTTTCTCTAACCCTCGAGTAATTAATCGGATAAGTAATTTTAATCTCTTAAGATGTAATTTATGTTTGAGATTTCTGATTAATGGTAATAGTTTTTATTATGGAAGATTTATTGCTTCTTATTTACCATTGGCTCCCGAGGACGAATTAGCTGAACAAAATGTAGCTAATCGATTTATTGATCACGTTACACTGGCGTCACAGCGACCTCATGTGTATCTTGATCCTACCACCTCACAAGGTGGGGAGATGGTGCTGCCGTTTTTCTTTTATAATTCAAACATTTCCATTCCATATTCGGAGTGGGCATTAATGGGAGAAATATTTATAGATACGATAGCGAATCTCCAACATGCTAATACTGGTGTGGCACCAGTTAAACTCAGTGTTTTTGCGTATGCAACTGATGTTAAACTATCGATACCGACATCTGTTGAGCCAGGGGGACTTGTTCCACAAGGGACATTGGAACCAGAGGCGAAAGATGAGACAGAATTAGTAACTGGCAAAATATCGGGGCCAGCGTCTGCTCTTGCAAAAGGAGCAGCGACAATCGCGATGTATCCACCTATTAGACCTTATGCAATGGCTGCAAGTTATGTCGCGGAAGCAACAGCAGGTATTGCTAGGTTGTTCGGCTATTCACGACCGAAATTGTCGTGTAATCCACCGTGTCGTATGAAACCTGAGTTCTTTGGAACTTTGACTAATACTGATGTGGCTGAAAATGTCACAAGTATGGCCTTAGATTCTAAACAGGAAGTAACTATCGACCCACGGGTGGCTGGACTATCGTCAACGGATCAAATGACTCTTGCGAGTATTGTTGCTCACGAAAGTTATTTTCATTCATTGGTGTGGTCGACAGCTGATCCAACCGAGATGTGTTTGGGTCAAATAAGGGTTGATCCTGCACAATACAGACAATTAGCATCTGCAAAGTTTTTAACAAGTACTGCATTTGCTTCTTTGCCATTTATGTATTGGACAGGGACACTCAATTTTAGATTCCAAATAATATGTTCAGGGTTTCATAGGGGGAGGTTGAGGATTACTTACGATCCTGTTTCAGTATCACCATTATCATCAGAGTATAATATTAATTATACTCATGTTGTAGATATATCTGAAACTAAGGACATTACTGTAAGTATTCCTCCGTGTCAACATAGACCATTGATGAAATCAGTAGGTGTTAGTACAGCTGTAGCGTCTATGTACACAACCGGGGCAGGGTTACCAGCAGCAACGAGTACAAG